CATCAATTACTGACTAGGACTTGTCCAAAAGTGACAATCCACAAAGGGAAATCATGAAACAATAAGACGGGTTAAAGCTACCCACTTATTGATCACGAAGTACCTCTGTGGGGAACCACTGTTGGTACATAGCTTCCCTATAAAGACTTTGAAGGACGGTTTACCCGCCCATCTTGGTCCTATAGGGGTCCTGGTTAGATCTGGTGATATTAATTCCATCAGATTGGCCTTGACCCTGATGAAGGTGTCAAGAACAATTAGTGGAATTGGATCACCAGACTTAACTCCGATAGAAACGAAAACTCAACTACAGTTCAAAGATTGAACTGGATTGGTTTCGGTCATAAAGGAGCTAAACCTTCAATGCAAAATCCCCAAATGGTCAGAACCTCACTTCTCGACCAAATCAGGACCCAATGGGCAGGCTTTATTAACATCTCTCTTAGATCTTACCTTACTACCTGATAGTTTACTTAAAAGTATCTATCAAGTAGGAGGGGAGGCTCTAAAAGAGTATATTAACAATTTCCTGCCTTACATTAAATCTAATGTAATAGAGGCTAATTGTAAGGCCCTTGGATTAAAACCCAAGGGTCTTATAAGAAGACTCGCATTGGTTCAGGATCCGGAAGCGAAGTGTAGGATAGTTGGAATTCTTGATTACTGGTCGCAAACAGCCTTAAAGCCCTTACATGATCATATTATGACCATGTTAGGTAACTTTAAAGCTGATTGTACCCGTAATCAAGGACATTTTATCACAACACTCCCTAAGAATGGACCATACTGGTCCTTGGATTTATCCAAGGCCACTGATTCATTCTCGGTGGAGTTCCAGGAAAAGGTATTATCCATCATCTTTTCAGATGATGTGTATGCCTCTTCATGGCGTGATATAATGACCAACTACGCTTTCTATTGCCCATGAGAGGGCCGTGACGTTTGATACCGTCAAGGTCAACCCATGGGGGCTTATTCCAGCTGAGCTGTCTTCTCCTTATGTCATCATCTTTTAGTGCAATTATCAGCTAAAAGAGCAGGTTTAACCCTGCCTTTTAATGACTATGCACTATTAGGTGACGACATCGTATTAACTAATGGTAGTGTTGTGAAACACTATCAAGAGTTAATAAACTCTGTAGGAGGGACTTTCTCTAAAGACAAATCCCATACATCTTCACAGATGTATGAGTTTGCTAAGAGATGGTTCCTCCAAGGAGTTGAGGTGACAGGAGCTCCTATAAGACCATTCTTGACAAAAGAAAAGTATACTTTCCTTACGGATCGTATATCTGATCTAATATCAAGATGACAACCAGGAAGCGATTCCACAATGACCGTTGGGCTTTTATTTAGATTGTATTCACTATTCCATCCACCTTTCAAAGCAGAAGGGTGGGCGAATAAAGGATACAATTACTGACTTCTGCCAAAAGCACAAGATAGCGGAAAGCTAGCTACAGAGAAGAGAGATCTTCTCGAACGTAGGATGCTTAATCAATATCTTGGATGTAACAGAACTAATTATAGACCCTATATGGAGTCTATAATGAACTCTGTTAAATCGAAGTTAGTAATAAAAGCATTAAAGGGTACATATTCTCAGATGCCAGAGCTTAACGCTCTGAAACCTGGGTATATGAAATCCTTTAACGGGATTGGAATTGACAGAGATTGGCTGGTCGGGGAAACTCCTATTTTCAAATCTGTAGCGATACAGATTTCAAAATTGGAGACCTTCCTTGACCCAAATACCATCAAAACCATTGATGATTATTTGGCTTTACCAGATCTGAAATTCAACCCTCTTTCAACCTTCGAACTCCGTAGACATGAGCAGATAGTTATCAAGCTATCTAAACTTTCTAGAGAGTTAGGGGTTGAGGCACGTAAGCAGCTGGACCTAAATTATCAGGCCCAAATGCTTGG